TACGGCGACCACCGAGATCTACACTCTTTCCCTACACGACGCTCTTCCGATCTACCTGTCCCCTAATGTATTTGGAAGTTACTGTAATATCCAAGTTTGGTGCACATTTAACCCAGTTCTTTTCATCTCTCCAATCATCATCAGCATCTAAAGAATAGATAGCTATAAACATTTCATCATCTACCTTTAAGCCATTAAGCACTTCTATAGCTACGGTTCTTAATTGGTAACAGGGTAAAGTTTTATCGAAGCCAGCAGTAGTAATAGTACATAAGTGTGGATTCATTCTCATCCCCATACTGGACTTAATAACATCACGTACCTTACTATTCTTAGCAGCGTGATATTCATCCAATAAACCAAAGCTGGCATTAAATCCATCCAGCTTACTATCATCAGCAGCCAATACTTTCAACTTGGAATTAGTAAGGTTAAACAGAATATCAGCTCTATAGGCTGTAAGATACTTGCCTTTAGAATCCAATCCCTTACTAAACTTGCTACACATATCAAAGGCTATCTTAGCCTGCTCTTTACTATTAGCAGCCAGTAATACTTCTGCACCATCTTCACCATCAGCTATTAAATAATACAAGCATAAAGCAGCAGCTAAAGCTGTCTTACCCTGCTTTCTACTTACTTCTATATAGCTGCTAGTATATCTTCTGGTAGTAGTTCCCTTCCAGTAGAATCCAACTATATTAGCTATTATAAACTGCTGCCATCCTTCTAAAGTGAATGGTTTACCAGAATGTCTACCTGTATAATGCTTCAATGTGCTAATGAACAGAATGGCTCTATCTACCTTGTCCTCTTTAAATTCCAAATCATCCCTTTGCAGGTCATTTTGGAATCTCTTACAAGCCAGTTTAATAGTTTCACCAGCTATTATTTCATCATTAAGAACCTTACTACAATATTCATAGTAAAGTTTGGTATTCATTACCTAGTTTCCTTTCCTTCCTTTATAAACTGCTCAAATGGGTTATACCCGTCCTGTTCTATTTTAGGCAATTTAGTTCTAGCCTTAGCTGTTAGTCCGAACTCCAGCATAACTTTCATAGCTTGCGTTTGAGCATCTTTAGCAATCTTAATAGCTGGGTGCGGTGCAATGTTACCTCTATCACTGGTAACAGTCAAACCTTCATCTTCTAACTGTTTGGATGCCTTAATGAACATACTGTAGTTTCTAGCCAGCATTGTTAAAGCTGCACTATCCACATTCTCTAACATACCAGTACTATCTAGCTGTTCCAGTACATTCTGCATATATACCTTAGCATCCTTTTCAATGTCCTTTGGAATAGTGTAATTTATCATATTATAGTCTATTTAATTTTTATAATTTATAAAGCTATATAATGGCCCTAATTGACTTATAATCACCACAATACAATTGTCAAAGAATGTGTATTATTTATTTGGAAGTCTGTTAAGGAATTAGTAAATTTGTAATACAATTAAAGGCTAAACTATGGAAAGAAGAAGTAATTACCCAATAGAAATTAAAGCTAAAATAGACCTAAATACTGACCTGCTACTAACGGAACTACAGCAATTACTAGGCAAAGACAGGTCTAAACTACTAAGATTGATAATAGCAGATTTCTTTAATAGAAATATTGATATTATAGATGAACATACTAACCACAAATCAGATAAAGCACCACTGATAGAAGCCATACTAAAAGACTTCTTCAATTATAACAGGGAAACCATTAACCAGTACATTAAATTCAAGAATGATAAGACCACCTAAATCAGTCCTTCTACAGTATATATATGATTACGGACTAGACAAAGCAGCATCATTATTTCACATTGATATAGAAACAGCAGATAAGATAATTAACTGGAAACCACAATATGACCAGTACAGCTACAATACAGTAATAGATAAGCCACTTCATAGAAATGCTTCTAAAATAGCTGATATAATAGCCAAACATTATCCCGAATTAGTAAAGCAATACACTACATACTATAAAGATACTATCTATATGTCCCAGACTGTAGAAGATTTCCTACAGAAAGCAGTAATAAGATGTATGGAAGTAGGGCTGGAAGATGTAACAGAAGAATCTGTATTAGAACTACTAAGAGTGCAATTCAATACTATAAGATGCTATGCTAAGAAGTCCAGCTATACAATGAATAGTAAATTAGCACCATTGGAAGTACAGAATGAAGAAGGTGAATACATAATACCATCAGAACTATATGCCATACCTAAAGAAACCGAATAAGCAGCCTTCCAGAACATTTAACAGGGAAGAAAGACAGAAGATATACCAATCTACCAAATGGAAGGAATTAAGACTAGCTAAGCTAATGCAGCAGCCATTATGTGAACTCTGTTTAGCCAAAGATATTGTCAAACCAGCAGAAGATATTCACCACATAGATTCCTTTATGAATTATACTGGCACTAAAAGACTAGCCAAAGCATTTGACTTTAATAATCTTATGTCTATCTGTAAAGAGTGTCACGCAAAAGAACATTCTAAGTAAAGTATGAGCAGAATTTGGCATATTAATCTAATTCTGCTCACATTTTTTATTAATCAGGTTTGAAGCAATGCCCACAATTTTCACAAACATAGTTAGAACCATCCCAATAAGCATCACTGCCACAATGACAAATCTTTACCATTGGAATCTCATTAATCAATTCTTCTTCCTCCTCTTCTTCATAAGGACATACTTCAAAATCGTCACAATCTCTATGGTCTGATATTTTCATATAAAGATTATAATTATTCTTACCACAACGTCTGTTTAAGACATTGTAAAAGCAGTCGTTACAAGGACTATCTTCAATCATAATATATAATGTTTTAAATTAACACTCAAAGGTACATATTCTTAGCCGATTCTAATCTTAAAAAGATTGTTTTACATAAAATGATTTATAATTATTTAACTATGAGAATTAAACTAAATATCCCAATATTACAAGCATTAACCAATAATGAAGCATTTACTTACTTCTGCACCCTAATAGCCATTAGTAAGAATCCAGATAGTACTATTAAAGATATAGTAAGAATAACAGGTGTTAGCGAAACTACCATCTTTAACCATCTAAAGAAGTTTGAAGAAGTAGCCAACCTAACAATAGATAGAACTGGATGCAGTAATAAGTATAGCTATACAGAACCTACCAAGTTCTTTGTAACCATAGATAGCAGCCTGTTAGATACAGATGTAGATAGAAATGTTATCGGCTTCTTAATCCGATTCAAATGCTGGTCTAGAATAGCATCCAATATTGTAGACCTATCTCTGAATAGAATAGTTCACGAAATAGGGGTACAACATAATACAGTATATTCAGCTTTAGAAGCTGGTCTAGTGGAAAGGAGTGATAAGAAACTTTACTTTAAGTTCATTCATCCATCACTTTGCGTACTGTAGTACAAGAATATAGCTGTTATAGCATCCTTAATATAAATTTTAAAATTTGTTATAATTAGTTTGTATATGTCAAAATATTTCACTATCTTTGTATTACAATAAATGAAGGAAACTATCATACTGAAACATAGATTTTAATTCGATTTTCTAAGTGGACTGGCTAGCTGATTAGCCAGTCCACTTAATTCACATCTAAGAATCACAAAGTTATTACCATAAGTACCTTTTGAGCATATTTTAGGTACTGATTGTTAATTATTCATCATAATTTTAAGTTTGGGTTAGTTAAGCGTAGAATAGTAAGCGTAGTGATACGCTTATTATTTTATTTCAAGTGTAACCAAAATTTGCAAATTATACCTTTAAGACTACTAAAAAAGTTACATACCCAAACTTAAATTATTTACTACAGATATACATCTATTCAGATTTCTACTTACCCAGATAGCGTAACCAAATTATTCAAACTTTAGAGATACTAAACTAATGACCAATATTTGAGCACGAAACCTTAAACTTCTATAGAAAGAAACTCAAAAAATGGTCGCACTCATAATTCAAACTCCAGATGCTTCTAGACTACAGATTCTTTACAAACTAATTTAAACTAAATTATTATGAAAATATTATCAATCAATTCAAGCAATGGCTATTTAAACCTATCAGATTTACCTTATAACTGCATCTTTAATAAAGTTGTTACTGGTTGTGGTGGAACTACTATAGTTCTTTTCAATAATGAAAACTATGTAATAGCAGTACCCACTACCGAACTTATTACTAATAAGACTGGTCTTAGTGAAGCTGGTGTAGCCACTATTACTAACTATGATGGTAAAGAGCAAACTGTATTCGGCTTATTCGGTGTATTCTCTTATTCAGTAAAGAAGGAATTAAAGAAATATGCAGAAGGTAAAGGAACTAAGAAGATTATGTGTACTTATGATAAGATAGGTAAATTAGCTGAATACTTAGAACCAACTGATTACAGGTTACTGGTAGATGAATATCACATCTTACTAAAGGCTTATAGCTACAGAAGTAAGGCTATAGATGGTGTATTAAGTACCTTTAGAAGCTACAAATCATTCTGCTTTATGTCGGCTACTCCTATTCAAGCCGATTTTAAACCTAGCTGTTTAGCAGATGTAGAAGAAATAGAAGCTGTTTGGGATGAAACTGATACAATGATAGTTAAACTGGACTTAACTAATAAGCCATATATTAAGGCTGCTAACTATATCAATGCTTATAAGAAAGATGGGTTTATAGAAATAAATGGTAATAGAAGCTATGAAGCCTTCTTCTTTATAAATTCAGTTACAGATATAGCATCCATCTTACAATACTGTGACCTTAGTTATGAAGAAGTAAAGATAGTATGTGCAGATAATGAAAGTAATAGAGGCAAATTAGCAGGATATACCATTACTAATAGTAGAAGTGAGAACAAGCCGTTTACCTTCATTACTAGTAAATCCTTTGAAGGTGCAGATTACTTTAGTGATTCGGCTTTATGCTTTGTAGTTAGTAATAGTACTAATACTAATACCCTGCTGGATATTTCTACTGATATATACCAGATAGCAGGTAGAATTAGAACTGAATCAAACCCATTTAGAAACTTACTGGTACATATCTTTAATACTACAGGAAACAGAAATATAGAACTGGATATTACTTATGAAGATATGGTAAAGCGTACTAATGATAATATAGAAGGTGCTAATGAAATTATTAGTGCTATCAATAACAGCAGCGACAAAGCTAAAGAAATGGCTAAGAAGATGCTTAATAGTCAGTATGTAATGCAGGATAAGGAAGGTAATTACTTTGTAAATGATATGTTAGTGAAGCTAGACCTATTTACATTCAGATTAGAACAGTCTATTTATAAAGATGGCATAGCACTTAGAAGTGCATATAATAAGAATGATATGCTTACTACTGATATTACTGTAGAAAAGATTACCGATTCAATAAAGAAGGCTGGTAAGAAGATGTCATTTAAAGATGCTTTCCTTAGATATGCAGAACTTATTAGTAAGATGGTGATTACTACAGAAACTGATACTTTAGCTAAGATACAGCCTTTAATAGTTAATGCTTATCATAGATTAGGTGTAGATAAGGTTAGAAGCCTTAGATATTCAAAATCAGCAGTAGAAGCAGCTTTAATTAACTGGGAATCCGATAAGAACAAAGATACTAAAGTAGCACAAATACTAGGTAAGAGAATTAAAACAGGATTCTATAGTAGTGCTGATATTAAAGGCTGGATAAGTGAAGCATATAATACTGTAGGTATTATAGATAAAGTCAAAGCTACCGACTTAACTAATTGGTTTGATTGTGAAGCATCTACTAAGAGAATTGATAGCAAAGTAACAAAAGGATTCATAGTTTACAGACCTAAGATAGTGTTTAAATGAAATATTAAAATTATTATAATTTAGTTTTTATATGTAAAACACTATTATTACATTTGCAATATGATAAAGAGTTAAATGGGAATGGCTTTATCATTCTGGTTAGTGAGTAATTTAGTACTATTTTGCTACTAATCAAAGTAATAATACTACAGATACTTCTACTGCAAAGATTCTTCTTATAGATTATCCTACTACAAAGATTCTATCAATTTATTTACACACCAAATTCTGTATTTAGATTTAAGATCGGAAGAGCGTCGTGTAGGGAAAGAGTGTAGA